CTACATAGGTCTTGGCGCTTGTTCCGAAAGCACTTGTTTCGGCGGTATCAACACTTGTTGAAGCGCTAACATCATTAAAATAGGTAGAAAAATCAAACTCGTTAATAAATACATTAACATTTTTACCGTGGGCGAATGTAGGCATTATTTCTCCTCAACTGGGCGTTGGTGTGGGGTGCCATCTTGTAAGAATCCATCGCCATCACCATCTGTGGCATCGGCGTCAAAACCGTCTGCAACAGCAGGTTCTTCTACAACCTCTGCAACTGGTTTGGCTTTAATTTCTTCTACGACAGTTTTTTCGATTTTCTTTGCTGGCTTATCTGTATCTTCAATAATTCCTGAATCTAAAAGCCACTTGACTGATTGTGCTGGAATATCTTCGACAATATCGCCGACCTCAGCGCGTTTATTAGGTGGGTAATCAATACCCTGTAAGACTCTATAACGAGCCATTCAAACCTCCTCCGATACGGCACATGGGTAACCCAAGTAACCGTCAGGTCACTCGGACACGGAAGAGACGAAAAACTCGGGCGACTAGCGCACAGTAGGTCTAGTGTATCAGGCTATTTTTTCGGCGATTTGAAGAACTTTGCAACGAGTAAGCAATGTAGAGAAGGTTCCCTTGTACTCGTCAGAGCCTTTGATTGTTCCCTTAATAACCGCTTTGTCGCCAACTTCTAAGTTTGTACCGCTAGAAGCAAACCACTTGAACTGATAATCACCGCTTGAGAATGAGTAAAGAGTTGTCCAGCCAAACTGAGTCTCAAAAGTATTTTCGCTAAGAACTGTAACCTCTAACTCAACGCGCTCGCCAGTTGATGCAAACTGTTCAGCCTTGTAAGTCTTAGCCTCTTTACGGGCGACTTCTTGTTCTTGACTCTTTTGCTTTGCCTTGATGATTGAAACCAAGATTCCGATTGTGCTATGAGTCTGATATTCCAAACCACACACAACTCTGACATTTTCAGCATAACTAGATTCACCTGCAAAGTTTTTGCCGTACTCAACCAATTCTTTAGCCTTTTCATATTCAACCTCAGTTGGTTTTTCTCCTACAAATTCTTTCCAGTTATTAGCCCCGTGGTGTCCACCGTTTAAGTATTCCCAAACAAGAGACTTAGTAGAGATGCCTGAGCCTGAAGGAATGTATCCACCCTTTTGAACCTGAGTGATTGCGTGAGCCAAGACTCCAACTGTTGAATGACCTGTCCAGCCGTTGCCTGAATATCCGCCAAACTCTTCTTCAAAAGTTTCCTCTGTTGGTAAATAAGAAGCGCTGAATTCCCAACCAATGTAATCCTTTACGCAACTTGAACCAACCTGAGACAACTTGCCTTCTTCATTTTGAACAAAGATTACTTTTGAACGCAACCTAGATTTTTGGCAATGCTCGCAATAACCAACCTTGACTTCAGATGGCTTGATTTCACGACCACCTGCGATTGATTTTGTGATTGCTTTGCCTTCAATAAACTCAGCAACGCCGATGAACTGCCAGCCGTTAAATTTAACTGGCTCGCCTTCAATAACTAATACTTGATATTCGTGGCTAATGCCTTCTATTTCTTCAAAACGCTTTTCAATGCGTACTTGGTAGCCACCGCTTAAACCTTTTTTCTGAGCGCGTTGAGCAAGTTTCTGCGCCTTAGCAAGAGTTTTCTCAACTCCTATTTCAGAGATTCTAAACTCTCTCATCTTGCCCTCCTCTCGGGACAAGACAAGTATATCACAACTGGGGTTAGTTATTCTCTCTTCTGAGGCGCTCTTCTTGAATCATGCCTAGGGTCAGGAAGTAGCCAATCCCATCTACCACCGTGTCGGGCTTGGATTGATTGACCTCACGGGCTATCTTCATGCCCACCATGCAAAGGGCTACCTGCTCAGCAGAAACCTCACAGCCGAGGATTACAGCCCATATCTTTGAAGCCCTAGTTAAGTTATCCAAAGGGTGTCCATACGCGTCCTGACGGTCTCCTGAGACCAATTCAGCGGCATATAAGGCTATATCTCTTGGGTCGTTCATAATACTTGGATGTCCGAGACTCCCTCGCTGGTCACTAGGAATGTCAGCACTCCCACAGCCGCAACCTCCCCCTTGGACTGTCTCCACCACACGCTTCCCCCGTCGAGGGCTGGTGCTTGTAGCCATTTGACTCCTCCCCAATCTGCTAGACGGAATGAATGATAATGACCTGAGACCAAAATGTCACAATCGCCGATTGACTGGCGCCCGAGTGTTTGGTCAGCAATCCACCTACGAAGTTTCGCTTCAGGACTTCCAGCGCTACGAGCAAGGTGTCCATGAGTAATTCCAATAATCTTTCCATTGACTTCAACTGTAAGGCTCAACTCATCTGTTGGGATAGCAAAACGGACATGACCATAGGCTTCAGGGTTGGCTTGAAAGATTTCAGCAACGGACTCAACTAGGGCTACATCGTCATTATCATTTAGAGTTGTAAAGGCTTTACCATTCTTGCGGTTCTCACCATGGTTTCCACCAATCGCCGCTACGGTGATATTAGGGACAACCTTTGACCAACGGATAAGAGCATCTCTTAGGAGACGGCGAGCAATCTTTACTTGGTCTCTTCTATCAACCTCAACTGTAAAGGTCTGAATGTCATAGTGACCATCGCATCCTTCAACTAAATCACCTAGGCATAGAACGGTGATTGAATCAATCGGGCGACCTATCTTTTTTAATTCTTTAATTCTGAACTCAACATCATCAACTGCTTGGAGCCATCTACCAACTAAACCTTTTAGACCATCGCCATCTCTTTTACCTACCTGCCAGTCCGAGGCACATACGACAAGGCTTGCTCCACCTGTCATTTCTTTGCGCTCGCGGGGTTTATGTTTCTTTATCTCTTGGATTAAGGCTTCAATATCGGCAACTTCTTGTTTGCCCTTTCGAACTACTTTGCCCTTCCATTGGCGATTAAGAACTCCTAAAGTATCGCCCCACACATTGAAAAGAACTGGTTCTACTACTTGAAAATGCTCGGGGTCTAATCCCCACATTCGAAGAACTCCCGACCAATCAGGAGAGTTGTCGCCCTCCATTGGCTGAGTAGTAACTGTTCCTTCTTCACCTTGCCAAGTGACCCCAGGCATCCACTCTGCTTGTCTTTGACGAAGTTCAGTTTTTTGAACTGAATTCATCTCGCTCGTCTTAAGAAGATTATCTAAAGCGTCATCAAGACTCATTCGGACACTTACACCCGTCTTTACCTAGAAGCCTTCGTCGATGCCTTCTAAGAACATCGCTAGAAGATACTTGAAGTCCGTAGGCTAACATAACCTCGCCAAGACGAGCAGAGTTTACTTTTTCATTACGCATGATTTCATTAAGTTTAGAACGCAAAGGTTCATCTAATTTTGCAACTAATCTGCCGATTGAACAACCAGTCTGTTGTCTATCAAAACCAACTAAAGAATCTAAATCCCTAAAAAAATCATCCTGATTTATTTTTGGATTTACACCTTGGGCATCGGATACTCCACGGGCGCGTTGCACTTTCGAAGAGGAGCCTGTCACATTTCCAGCATCGCTGGAACTCATCGGTTGTTGCATTTCTGCCATACGGGTCTACCACTCTCTCTTGCGGAGCCGTTGGCTCCTCGTTTACATTCTCACTAGGCATCGGAAATTTACCGAGATTAGTGGACGGTACTTCGGGTCTACTCCTAACAAGTTTACTGAACCCATCGGTTCAATCCTCATAATATGCACCCCTGAGACAGTTTGTTCAAGCACCGACGCGAGCAACACGCGGATAGATTCTGCTTTATCTCTAGCAGTTGGATAATCTTCACGACCTGCTCGGCAGATAATTTGAAGCATTGGGTAGTCAATTCTGATACCGCCTGAACCCATAGTGAATGTAGGGGAACTTCCAGCGTTCTCGTATACGGCTACACAAGTATCGGGAGTTTCAGGGAGTGTGCCAAGAAAGATAGATGTACCAAGGGTGCCTTGACTGGCATGGGCGCCAAAAGCGCTCGCCGTGTTTTGTAGGTAGTCACCTACTGATTCAAGAATAGTTGCCATTAGCCTCTATGTCCTTTCTTTATGATGTCGATAATTCTACCCTTTATGTTTTCTTGGATTGTAGACATCGCTTCCATAACTGGTTGCTCAAGGTATTTAGCCTGTGTCGGTGGATTGTGGTAGTTACCGATAATCTCATGAACATAAAGAGCATAAGAAGCGGCGGGACCGCCATAGAAAATATCTACGAAATAGCCTGTGTTTCCCATTTGTGGAGCAGAGACTCCGCCTGAACCTCGAAGAACTCCAGTATCTACTGGGACAAGAACTTGTGACTTAGCAAAAATAACATTGGCTTCTTCATAAATTGCTTGGGCTATTGCTTGAGGAGTATCTTCTTCTCCAGCCTTAAGAGCATTAACTAACTCTTTATCGCCAAATAAGTCGAGTGTAAAAGACGACTTCGCCATGGGCTAACGCCCAAATCTGATGACGGTGTGATGCGCTCCGTTTTCGTCTGCGATGTTGTCTACTGCATTTATCGTAAAGGTGTCCGCCCCGACGACCATCCTATGAGCAACCGTGATTGATGTCGCGGGACCCTTTGTGATGAATCGTCCAATATCAACAACTTCGATACCTTGAACATCTTTAGATTTTGTAGTGTCGTAGATTAAACGACCAGTTACGCTTACATTTGTATTAGAAGCACCAAAAGTAGTTTTGTTGTATTTATCAACTGAAGATTTTGGTGTAAAGACCACAGTATCGGTCATGAACTCCGCTACTTTGTTATAGATAGCATCCATTGGCTACCCCTATTCAACTATACGATGGTCGTAGACATTGTTAGGGTTATCGTGAATTCCAGTATAAGCATCGGTGTTGTAATCATCGACGATTCTGTCGTTTGTAGATTTAAGAGCCTGAGCATTAGCGAATGGACGAGGAGGAGACTTACGCATTTGTCTACGCAATAAACTCTCCGCCAACTCTTTGTAATGAGTAATCTTTGAAGAGTAAGACTCAGAGACCGAAATGTCTCCTACGCTCTTTGAACTGCTATCGGCTAGACGGCTAAAACGAGCAATAAGGATTTCAGCCAACTCACGGGATGCGCTGTAAGCATCTCCGCCCCACTCAGTAATAACATAGTTCAATTCTTCATCGCTAAAAAGCGCATCTGTTGAAGTAGTATCGCTAATAAGAAAACGCACATAGTTACGAGTAGATGTACTTGGGTCACCTGAGTAGGTAAATGTCATTACATTCCACCAAGCATAAGCATTTGAGTACGAGCGAGATTTAAGGCTTGCTTGACATTGACTGCATCGGTATCTGTTGATTCAGAGGCATCGCCTAGACCTGTAATTTTGTAAGTACCAGCGGCGAGTGCATTTCCTAAAGTCACGCTAGAAAGAGTTCCGCCACTTATCGTAGGGGAAGTCAGAGTCTTGTTAGTTAGAGTATCTGTTGTAGCGCGTCCGACCAAAGTATCGGTTGCGTTAGGAAGAGTAATAACTCGGTCAGCAGTTGGGTCTACAACTGTTAAAGTTGTTTCAAAACCATCATTAGTAGTACCTTCAAAAATAATGTCGGCGCCAGCACCAAGAGTTACTGTTGCAGTAAAAGATGGAGCAGATTTAAGGATGTAATCATCTAATTCTGTATCTACATCTGTTGCTAAATTAAGAAAGTCAGTATGAACGGCAGGGTTATCACCCGCGGTTGGGTATCTTAAACCTTTAGTTGTTGTACCTGCCATTTTATACTCCTATCTGCAAATAATTAAATTACTAGAACTGCTGCTTCTTCTGCTGTTAAAGGTTCTCCAGCGATAAGTTTTGCTCTAGCCGATGCTTTGAGTGCCGCAAGTGCTGTTGCTGCTACTTGGCGTTCTTCTTCAAGTCTTGCTGATTCAGCGCGTATTGCCTCCCAATTTGCAATTTCTTCTGCGGTCATTGGGCGATTTGTTTGGATACCAGTTGAGCAATCAACCTCGGCAACCATTGGTGTATCTGTTGTCATTTGTTTCTCCTTTTATGATATTCCGTAGAGTGAAAGTGTAGTACCACTTGTCAATGCCAAACCATAACCACTATAAAGTATGCTCGTAATTGCATCAGTCGTAGTGTTTATTGCGCCGTTAATTACTACTTGCGCGTTACTTGTAGATGTATTGCTTGAAAGACCCGCAAAAGAGTTAAAGCCTCGATTTATATTTGTGTTTGTGTAGTTAGGAAAATAAATCAAACCATTACCTGCAAAATTAGCCAAATTTGTTTGCCCCGCTGAATAAGCAGTTGCAATGATATATTGAACTGAACCCTGATACCCGCCATCATTACCGATAGAGGTTGTTCTTCTAAGTTGATTGTAAGAATAAGTGGATGTTGTGATTCCGTTTATCTGAACAAAGTTAGCGTCTAGATTATTACCATTGCCTAATGCGCAAGTAATAAGCAATAAATCTGTGTATGTTTGAGGAATAGAACTAAAAGTGTAACCAGTATTTGCGCTGCTAGTTACATCTATTCTTTGAATTAAAGTCATACCCATGGTTTATGCCGCCTTAATTCCGTAGAGTCGAATGATTGAGTTTGCTGCGTAAGTTGCACCATTAGCGGTTCCATAAGTAAGCGAAGTGCAAGCGGTAGTTGCTCCAGCGTATGTGCTAACAGTTGATTGAGTAAAAAAACCACCATTGGCGGCTGCTGCTCCTTGAGTCAATAATGTCTTGTAAGTATTTCCTTGTGAATAATTAAGCAAGTGATAAATACTGGTATCCCAAACACCTGAATAAGAAGTTCCAGGAATATAATTTACTCTAAATGCAATTTGTAGTGTTCCTGCACCTGCTGTTTGACCTGTGCTTTCTGAATAGAGTTGGTCGTAACCTGAACCAGCACCATTTATTTGAAATGCTTGAACATCCCAAGTACTTGTAACTCTTGTATTACAAACAATTACAAGGTCGGTGTAAGTTTGCGGAATAGACGAAAAGGTGCCAGCAGCGAGTCCTGCTGGAGTTGCAGTTGCTAATAAATCATAGGTCTGTGGCATCTTATCTCCTACACAATTCCGTATAGAGCAATATGTGAGTATTGAGCAAATCCTGTATTTGGAGCGATTGTAATAGAAGTGATTGCGCTTGTGCTTCTCCATGTAGCGGCAGCAGTATGGATTCTTTCTCCACCATTAGTTGCGTTAGTAAATCCTGATTGGTAAGATATTGATTTGTACTTATTTGTTTGGTTAGCGTCAAATATATTTATGACCGCAGAACCAAAACGAGAAGCACCAGTAGACGCGCCTGAAGTAATTCCTTGTATGCGTGTTTCATTGATATTATTAAACGCACCGATTGAACTTGTGGCTTCTGCGCCTTGATAAGAATAATTAGAACCACTATCGCCATTAAAAGTTAAAAACCAAGTTGAACTATTATCTGAGCGAGTATGACGGGAAAACATACGAATTTGCAAAGTTCTATAAACAGAAGGAATATTAGAGAACACAGCATCGCTACCTGTTCCACTTGGGTAAGAAACAGTAGCAATAGAGTTAAATCCCGCAAGAGAACTAGGTATCAACCCACCAAACCCTCTAGCGGAGCCTCCTGCTAATGACCCGATTATCGGCATTATGAAATCTCCCTGTTAGGCGAACTTGGTTTGTGTTTCTAGGACAGTAAATGTAGCAGAGGCAGTCTTGATAATTGTGAAAGAGTAGGCATCAATAGATGAAGCGTTACCCGCAGTAATAGCGGCAGGAACTTTAGGAGTTACTGAGTTACCATCGATAGTAATTGCGCTTGGATAGTAAGCAGTTGTACCATTTGTATTTAGCCATACTAAAGTAATTGAATCACCTACGGCTAGAGCAGTATTGAGTGATACAGATGAACTGTATCTAAAGTTTAGAGTGTGATTCGCTGACGCGTTTGAGGTGTAGTACCAAATCGAAGCAGTATCTACATCAAAGTTAATAGTTCCAGTTGCCGCAGAAGCCACAACATTTATATCTTCCTCAAGTCCTCTTACTATTCCGTCCTTAAGAGTTCCGCCACTTATCGTAGGCGAAGTTAAAGTCTTATTGGTAAGAGTGTCTGTTGAAGAAGTAGTAACGACATTTACGCCTTCGATAGATACAACACCAGCAGAAACTCTAGCAAGTGTGGTATCTGTTGCGTGACCTAATTCAACACTACCTACACCTAAAGCACTAGAAGTCGAAGCAACTAATCCAGTAATAGGAAGTCCAGTTGTATTTGTAAGCGTTCCTGATGCTGGAGTTCCAAGCACAGGAGCAGTCATTATTGGGCTAGTAAGAGTTTTGTTAGTAAGAGTATCGGTTGTTGCTTTACCGACTAAAGTGTCAGTAGCATCAGGGAGCGTGATTACTCGGTCAGCGGTTGGTTCTCCAGCGCTTAGAGTTGTTTCAAAGGCATCTGCTGTGGTTCCTTCAAAAACAATAGACTGATTGAAAGAAATCTGTAATCCGCTTTGCTGACCAGTAAAAGTTGCATCGCTGATTGTTGGTGCTGTAAGAGTTTTGTTAGTAAGTGTTGCTACTGCATCTGCGGTGACGCCAGCGCCACCATTAGTGGTAATTGCCATATTATGCTATCTCGCTTCCGAAGGCGTTGAATGACATAGTTGATGCTGATGCGTAAATAGTTACAACATCTGAAGCATCAATGGTTAGACCTAAAGTATAAGCCGCTGTTGTATTGGCTTGAATTGTAGCGTCGTACACTACATAGTGTTCAGGAGCGAGTGTCGCTCCGTTTGGACGAACAGCAATTCTGTATGTCGCTGAAGTTGCCGCTTGGTTACAAATTGTGATGGTTGAGATAACCGTTTGTGTTGAGGCAGGGCAGGTATACAGAGTTGTAGCAGTCGTGGCTGAGGGATTGGATTGACCCAATACCTTGTAAGTTGTTGCCATACGGTTATCCTCCGATTAGAAGTAATGGACTGATTGTACCAGTCGCGTTATTGGTGGCTGTTGTTGCACTTGCTGAAGCACTTGACGCTGAGGCTTGAGCCAAGGTGACGAAGGGGGAAATATCTGCGCCATCCAAACTATAAGTACCAGCGGTTAATGCGGTATATGTAGCAAAAGCCGTATCTAACGCTGTATAAGTTGCGTAGGTACTGCCGATATACCAATACTTTCCTGAAGCAAGAATCTTGTCTGTTGTCTGATTGATTAAAACATCTAAAGCAGTAATGTTGGTTTCAAGACCCGCAAAACTTGTTTCATCAATAGCCTGTACGAAGTTTTCAGTTAATGTAGGATTAGGGCTAAGGTCGGCTAAATCTAGTGAACCAGCAGTTGTATAAGGCACCGAAATCGTGTATGTACGCCCTCCTGCGAAGGATTCTTCGACGGTATAGACAAAAGGGTTAGGTACAACATCAGGGTCGTTTGTAGCGGGTAGAGCGACGCTAAAAGCACCTGCGCTGAGAGGAACTACGATGCTGGATGGGGCAACCATTTGGTCATCTGTACCATTACGAAGAACTTCTCCAAGGGTAAAACGAACCTGTCCAGCAATAGCCGCACCTTCATAATTTACATAATTGCCTGTGATAGTTACCGTAGTTAATGATGCGGCAAGAGCCATTAGGCACCTACCAAAAAGAATAACTCAAAACCTGAAGCAACAAGATTTTCTGCTGTTTGTTTAGATGTTAAAGCACTACTAACTGCGGTTGATAATAAAGCAGTATTAGTTGAAGCCTCAGTTGTTGCAACTTCTAAATCTGTCAATAAAGTATTAGCGGTGGTGTATCGGGCAATGGGTACATACGGTTCAGCCATTTTAGACCCCCATCATCATCAACTGGTTAATGTTGTAATTGGCTAGAGCGCTTGCCGCTTTGGAAGCATCGGTGGCGTAAGTCGCCGCATCGGTGGCTTTTACATCTGCGTCTACAACTAGAACACGGATGCTGTTAGAAGTGTTGTAACGGGTCAATAAAGCCTGATAAGCGTCCACCGATACATAAGACGCCGCTTCAGCCGAGCCTAGCGCTGGAAGCAAGTCTGCAAGGTTTTGAGTGGTACCTGCTACTGATAGCGGTAGAGCCAACTCGATTGTGCGTCCGCCTGTGAAGTTCTCTTCAAAAGTATAAATAAAAGGTTGAGGTGTTACATCTGTATCGCTAGTTACAGGAAGAACAACAGAAAAAGAACCAGTAGCGTCGAAAGTCTTTTGGATTACAACAGGAATGATAATTACATTCTGCGTAACTTCTTTTAGAATCGTTTGCGGGGTGATATTGATTGAGCCACGAACAGGGTTACCGCTCAAATCTACATAAGTCCCAACAACCGTACAGGTAGATAATGTTGTCGGTAGTGCCATTTATCAGGTACCTTGGCGAATGATATTTACAGTTTGTGTGCTTGTTGTGACAACAGCATAAAGTTTTTCATCATCTTGTAACTCTATGGAAAAATTTGTGTCAGCCTTAAGTAAGTAGCCGTAACTTGTTGTAGTTACACCCTCACCACCAAGGTAAACATCTGCTCCACCTGAAGGATTTTGAACATTGATGGTCTGACCGTCTTTGCCATCATAATCTGAAGTTAGTTTAGTTGCAGTAGTTCCTACTGAAACTCTTTGGTGTGATACAGCCATATAAACTCCTAAGAAAGAGAAGGGCGACCCATTTTAGCGAATCGCCCTTCGTGCTAGTTAGCGACTTCTTTTGTTTTCTTTGTAACCTTTGGCTTTTCAGCCTGTTTTGTTTTTTCCAAAACCACATCTTCAATTAACTTGATGTAACGATTTGAGACAAGATTATCTGTATGACGCCAACCTGAAACATCAGCGATGTCCCCAGGCTTAAGAGTCTTACCATCACAAATCATTGCCTTCAAAACTGTTGCTTTCATATTACGCAGTCATGTCAATCCATACATAAGAGAATGTACGGGCTGTGTCGTTGATTGCTGAAGCAGTTGGATTGTAAAGATAAATTGAAACTGTGTCTGCCGCTGAAACAGCCGCTCCACAGAAAATCAAATCATCGTTTAGGTCTGCTGGTGGATTAACGATAATGATGTCAGTTGTCTTAGCACCTGTAAGGGTGAAAGTTACTGAACCGCGAGTTGTTGCCGTGATTGAGGCAGGGTCTACTGATGCTGTACCAAAATCTAGTCCATACACCATGTCTCCAGTTGAGCCTTGAATTGCGCCAACTGAAACTTCACCGCGAGAAATGCGATTTACTTGAGGCATTTATTTTCCTTTTCTAAAATTAGATTTATTAAGAAAGAAAGGGAGAGCCAATTAAGACTCCCCCTCCCTTTTAACTTAATTAAGCGACGATTGTATTCCAAAAGTAGCCAAGGTCAGAAGCAATAACTTTGTTATCAAAAGCCATTTCTGCTTCAACTCTGTCTGACTTAATGGATTCCATACGGAACTGTGAAGTTCCGATAGTTGCACCTAGTCCGCCTGAAACACCTGTCCATGAGAACTGGTATCCAGCAGAAGGTGTTAGTAGTCCAGGCTGTGGAGCAACATGGGTTAGTAGAGCGCCCTTGCCATAAGCAAAGCCGTATGCCTCTGAAGCACCCTCGTTGTTTGTAGCCTTAACTGCCTTTGCAACCATTACGCGAGGAATGTCAAACATTGCCGCTAACATATCGGTTGTAATTGTCTGTGAAGATGTGTACTTGATACGGTCTACCAAGTCAGGGTGATTCTTCAACTGACGGAATGTTTCGTAGCCAAGTACAAGTGTATTGGCTTCCATTCCTGTGTTTGAAAGAATCTCGCTCTTTCCCGCTTCAATATCATTGATTGGGTCAGATGAAGTGTAATCACTCCATTGCTTTGTCTGTCCTGTTGTTGGAGTACCTGCAACACCTGTTACATCGTCAGCCCATACACCTGTTGTGAAGAAATCAGTTACGAACTGAAGTTCACGACGAAGTAGTAGACGGCGAGTAACGAACTCTGTTGCCTCACGAAGAGGGTTTAGAGGAGCGTCTGCGTTAGCAACAGTTTGGTCATCAACATCTTTATGGAACGCATACACATCTGCTGAGTATGTTGCTGTTGATAGATTGTAACCGCCACCAGCAGATTCAGTTCCAGGCGCACGGCGTTGAGCCTCATCGCGGAACCAATCGTTCTTGGTGTATAGGAAGTATTTATCGCTCTTCTTATCGACAGGGATTACTGGGAATACCTTGTCAGCGATAAAGTTATCTTGGTTCTGTAAGTAAGCAACCGAGATATTTGTAAGGATTGCGTCCACATGGACGGAATTTATATTTGGCTGTGGCATTTGTCATTCCCCCTTATGAAGCACGGTGCGGAGTCGCACAGTTGATTACGGCGGTGACAATGTTTCCATCTGCCGCGGATTCGGTTAATAGTGTTCCAGCGACATACTTGGTGGTATCTGTACCAGCAACTAAAGCAACTGCTTTACCTGCTGAAGATGTTCCAACTTGTGCGCCTTCTGAGATTGCCGCTCCTGCAACAATCTTTGTACCTCCGACAACAAGCACTTCTGCTTCTTGTCCTGAAGTTGGTGCGTTTTGAAGAACGCCAACAGGAATATCAGTTGCAGCCGCCGCGGCGATTGCTTCTCCTGATGAGTTAATCTTTACGAATGTGTACTGCTTGGCGGAAAGGTCGGCACCTGCAACGAGGGTGACCTTTACCGAGTAATTGGAGATTTCGTATGCCATGGTTTAGGCACCTTTCTCGGATAGGTATTGGCTGTAAAGGTCAGGGTTTTTTGACGCAACATCAGCAATGGCTTGAGCCATTGACTTTGCTACACCCTCTTCAACGGCAGACTTAGCAAGCGTAGTCATACGCTCATAAGCATTGCCTGATTTGAAGTCCGCAGATTTGCCGATTTCTGCAAAAATTGATGCTGATTCAGCCTGAGCATTAACTGAAGAAAGAATTTCTTCAACACTCTTTGCTAGTTCTGAATCTGTTTCAGACAAACGACGAAGCGCTGGTCCTACTTTTTCAGCATTGAGATTGAGGTTAGCCCAACCCTTTGCCTTCTCTACTGATTGAGCATCAGCACGGGCTTCACGCTCTTTACGAAGTTCAGCGGTTGCCTCCTCTGCTTGCTTTTTCAAGTCTGTAATCATTTTAACAACTGATTCGGGAGCGGACTTCATATAGTCCTCTTCCTCTTTGGGTTTCATTGAGTCCTCGTTCATCGCCATTTCAACTTCCATTTCAGGCTTTTGTTCCTTTTCGGCGAGTTTGGCTTCGAGTTCAGCGATACGGGCTTGCGCCATCGCTAGTTCTTCCTCAACGGTTTTTTCAACCTTAACTTCAGTTGCCTCGGTAGTTTTTGTATCCTCCATATTGGAGTCCTCCTTGGTCAGCGATTTGTCGAGAACCCTCTGAACTTCAGATTCGGATGCTGACTTCATAACAAGCCAACCTTCATGTAAGTGCGCTGGATGGTCTACGCCACTCGTTTCCTCAATGGCTAAATTCACCATTTTGCGGGTACGGGGTTTTGACATTTATGCTCCTAACAAACTAGAGGTGAGTTTTTTTAGCATAGGGCTAATAAAACTAACCTCGGGTCTTGACAGATGAAGAATACCATAAGTGTAATTCGAGCCTATTTATTGGTTTGCTAGAACTCTTGTCTTGGTCAGGGCTTCAATTAAATTAGGTGAAACCCACATTGAAAAAGGGTTCTCTTCAGCCCAAAAACGAGCCAATCTAAAGTGAAAATCAGTTTGGTCTATTTTTGTCCAAACAAAAAATGCTTGGGAATCATTAGGTAGGTTTACTTGAATCCCTGCATACCCAGGCGGGGTTGAAACTCGATAAGAAGAAATGCCCATAGATTTAAGAACTTGCATTGTGTCATCA